ATATGTTGTCTCACAGCCGTCCGCTCAGGAGGCTTTAAACTCAACTATTAGCAAGAACGCCGCTTCTCTCTTAGAGGATGTTTCTGAGCATGCTCACATCATTCTAGACAACGAGAGACAGGTGAAGCTGCTTAGAGGCAAGGTGGGCATGCTAGGCATGTTCCCGTTCGCTAATACGGCGTTTGCCAAGCTGATGGGGCAAGTCCTTAAACTATCTTCAGAACAATCATCCATTCAGTCGTTTGACTCAAAGGACTTGGAGAGGTGTTTGAATACAAAGAAGAGAATGTTCATCGGCTCTACTATCGTTGCAGACCCAAAAGATCCAAACTTGGGCGCAACAATCTTTCAGAACTGTTTGAAAAGATCACCCTGCCCTCTTCCTAAAGGCAAGCCATCTACTGGCTCTATGCTCTTGGTTGTGACAGAAGAGATGGCAAGCGATCCGGATATCAGTAAACACCTAGATGCGGCGATATCATATGTCGGCGGAAGAACAGAGACACTGTTTGCTGGTGTGTATGTAAAAGAAGACTTGCCGGGATTAGTTGCTATACTGACAATGAATGGCTTAGATTAAAAAATCAAGCTTGCTAACCAGTCATAGTCTGGGGGTTTTGTCCTATGGGAGACTATTTACTTGTGAATAGGAGAACTAATGAATGGCAAGTACAATTACAGCAGGCACACTAAAGGTAACGCTAACTGAGCAGATCATTCTGAATGGCAGAGATCAGGGTTCAAAAAATACACTAAGCATTAGCAGCATAAATGAAGTTGTAAAAAGAATAGTTACCATAACAACAACGGAAACAGGACTTCTTGGCTTTGCAACTGCTCCCTCTACTGACTTGGCAAAAAGCTATGTCGCCGGTCAATTTGATGAGGACACCACAAGATATATAAGAATAACAAATCTAGATGATACTAATCATATTACGCTATTATTCAAAAGTGAAGGATCCGCAGAATTTGCTGTAAAACTAGACAAAGGTCAATCATTTATATATAATGGCGATTTGTCTGGTGGCGTCGTCGATACGATGGATGCATCAGCAAGTGCATTAACAACTGTTACTTTTGAAGATTTAGTCGACATCACAGCACAGGCAGATACAGCTTCGTGCGATTTAGAAGTATTCGTGGCAAGCGCATAAGGAGAAATGAATGGCTAAACCAATACTATCCCCCTCTTCCACAACAAGCGCCACAGTTTTGGCTTCAACGGGAAGCGTTGCTACATCTGGAAACGGCGCATCAAACCCATCACATTATCCGTTCGGCCTTTATGTCGATGTTGATTCTGATCTTTATGATGCAAATTTTGCTCAAGGAGCGGCAGATCAAGTTGCCTTCACCTACAAGAAGTTAGGGGGCGATATTCTTGATATTGAGCTTACTGCTGGAAATATATACGCTTCTTATGAAGAAGCGGTGTTAGAATATTCATATCAAATTAATATCCATCAGGCTAAGAATGTTCTTTCCGATCTTCTCGGGATGACGACAGGAACTTTTGATCATGATGGTGAGATGATTGGAGGAAACCCACCAGGGGTGGCGCCAAACTTGGCATATCCAAGATATCAATTTTCTTATGCTCAGAGGATTGCAGATGGTTTCGCTGCTGAAGCCGGCGTAGGAGGGCACTTAACTGAGTATTCTGCTTCTTTTTCAGTCGTCGCTGGACAACAAGATTATGATCTACAATCTCTCATATCTGCATCCTCAACCAACGATTCGAATCCCTATGGCACCGGCAGCCTTGAGAAATCAGGCAATGCTTTAACTTTAAGCCAACAGGATAGAATGAACCGTAAATTTAGAATACGAAGAGTGTTCTACAAAACCCCAGCATCTGTGTGGAGATTTTATGGCTATTATGGTGGGCTTAATGTCGTTGGTAATCTAAACTATTATGGGCAATTCGCAGATGATACAACATTTGAATTAATTCCTGCTTGGCATAATAAATTGCAAGCCATGGCATTTGAGGATCACTTATATACGAGGCTGTCGCATTACTCTTACGAGATTGATAATAATAATTTAAGAATTTTTCCAACTCCTCAATCAAACGATTTTCCGTCGAAATTCTGGGTGACATTTACTATGCACCGCGATGGTTGGGAAGAAGATTCAGATAGAAAGGTTGGCATCGATGGCATTAACAATGTGAACACTTTGCCTTTTCCAAATATTCCTTATAAATATATTAACTCCATAGGTAAGCAGTGGATTCGACGATATTCTCTTGCTTTGACTAAAGAAGTTTTGGGACAAGTAAGAGGTAAGTTTGCCACCATACCCATTCCAGGAGAGACAGTTACATTAAATGCCAGCGATCTGCTTTCACAGGCAAAAGAGGAGCAGTCGTCTCTCAAGGAGGAGCTAAAGGCAGTCCTCGATGAGATGACATATAAAGCTCTCGCAGAACAAGATGCAGCTATGGTTACTGCTACAAAAACGGTGCAAAAAGAAGTTCCATTGTTAATTTATCAGGGGTAATTGAATGTCGGATAATGAAAATAAATGGAAACAACCAGCGCAGCCTCCGCCTCCTTTGTTTTTGGGAAAGAAAGAAAGAGATCTTGTTAAGCAGGTTAACGATGAGCTTATCGAGAGAGTAATAGGTCAACAAATAATCTATTATCCATTGGACTTGCAGAGGACAAACTACCACCAGCTTTATGGGGAGGCTATAGTTAAAACTTTTATGCCGCCCATTCGAGTATATGCTTTGGTGGACTATGAAGGAATCAAGACGAAATTTAATTCAAGCATAGGATTGGACAAGGAAGCAACAATTAGCGTCCACTTTCACAAGAGGAGACTGACAGAAGATCAAGATTTGTTTGTCAGGGAGGGTGATTTCGTCCTATACGGTGATATATATTATGAGATAGTTACTTTAGATGAGCCAAAGCAGATATTTGGACAAGTAGATCATAAAATAGAAATAGTTGCCAAATGTGTCCGCGCTCGCGAGGGGTTGTTCGATGCCAAGTAAGATTTATGACAGGGGATATACAGAAGTTAGGGATGCGGATGGAAAACTCCGCGAGATTTCTTTCATGCCATCAACTATTGAAACTATCGATCAGGCTTTCTATAACTGGATGGATGAAACTGTTAGTCCCTCAAGCGTCACCAACAAAGGCTTCAAAAAAGTTCCTATTATATGGGTGTCCGCTGAACGAGCATTTCAGATCAAACAAGATAAAGACATACGGGATTCCAAAGGAGTCCTTAAGTTGCCGCTCTTAACAGTCAACAGGGCGTCTATTAAAAAGGATCCTAGCTTTAAGGGGGTTGCCTGGGCACACATTCCGAACATGAATGACGGACTAAGAGGATCTAGGGGAGGCTCCCTGACTGTTGCAAGAAGAATCAACCAAGACAAGACTTCTAATTTTGTTAATGCTGACTCAAGAAGAAAGTTTGGTACACTTGGTTCTGCCACTACAGGACATGGTCAGCAAAACTTTCCATTTACAAATCCGGGAAAAGTTGTCTATGAAACAATTACCATGCCCATGCCAACTTATATCTCAGTTATGTACGAAGTTGTGATAAGAGCAGAGTATCAGCAGCAAATAAACGAAATATTAACACCTTTTATAACCAGAACTGGCCAAATCAATAACTTTTTTATTCAGAACGAAGGTCATAGATTTGAAGGCTTTGTGCAAGATGATTTTTCTCAGAGCAATAACCTGACAGACATGGGAGAAGATGAGCGCTCATATGAAACCAAGATAGAATTTAAGATTCTTGGTTATCTTTTGGGGGCTGGAGTTAATGAGGAAAGACCTAAAATAGCCATAAGAGAAAATGCAGTTCAAATCCGCATGCCCAGAGAAAGAGTGATAGTGGGCGACATACCTTCCCATAATCCAAAACGCGGCATCAAGTCTTTTTATAAAGAGTAAATGGGCTTTCACATAATGAAATACTATTTATAATAGCAGTATTTAAAGATATATCATGCATAGAAAAGAGAACAGGAGCACTATATTAAATGTCATCATCAATAGCTAGAAAGTTTAGATTTGTATCGCCGGGCATATTCCTTAGAGAAGTTGACAACTCACAGCTTCCTAGACTACCTGATGCCATGGGTCCAACAATCATTGGTCGTTACCCGCAGGGCCCTGCAATGCGCCCCCACAAGGTTCGCTCGTTAGCAGAGTTTGTTGAAACATTTGGAAATCCTGTTCCCGGCGCCTCTTCCGGCGATGTCTGGAGAGAGGGCAACAAAACGGGCCCAACCTATGCCGCATATGCCGCATTTGCTTGGTTGAACGCCGGCGTAGCGCCTGCAAACATCTTCCGTCTTCTTGGTGACGAGCACGATCAGAATGATGGTACGGTTCTAGCTAGCGCAGGATGGACAACAACTAGTCCTTCAACAACATCAACCGCGGTAAATCCAGCAGCAGCATTAGCCAACAACGGCGGCGCCTACGGTCTTTGGCTTATCCCATCGAGTTCTGATATGCAAAATGTGAAAGGAACATCTTTGGGAACAGGCTCTCTTGCGGCTATTTGGTATGTACGCGAAGGCGCTGTTGTGCTTAAGGGCAAACAGACATCAAACCAGTTGCAGTCGGCTGTAACTGCCATAACTGGCAACGCCGTTATGATTCATTCCGAAGATAGCAGTTATACATATCAGGCACAGATACTTGATACATCATTCAACGCACTCTATACAACAAAATTCAACTTCGATAGAAATTCAGAAAACTATATTCGTAAAGTATTCAACACCGATCCCATTCTTACAAACACTAGCGTCGTCGACTCTACTACAGTTAAAGAAGGCAAGGGCAAGTATTGGCTTGGCGAGACATTTGAAAGCAATCTTTTCAATATTCTCGGCGCCTCCGGAGATTCTTATGGTGTAATTATGCCTATGAATTCTAGCTCTGCCGGACAGTATGCATCTGGGAGTGCCGTCACCGTTGGATATGAAGATCATTTAGAAGGATTCCAAAACCCTGAATCCGGTTGGTTCTTCTCGCAGGATTTGAGCACCAACAATGCTGATTATGCAGCAGAGCGCATGACGAAGCTGTTCAAGTTTCACGGCATTGACTCCGGAGAGTGGATCCAAAACAATATTAAGATTTCTATTGCTGACATCAAGGCAGCAACCAACTTATCAAACCCATATGGTACATTTACTGTTCAGATCCGACGAGCTTCGGATTCCGACAATGTACCAGTTATTCTTGAGCAATTCACAAATTGTA